AACGACGCCGGGGTCCTGGTGTCGATGACGGCGGGGAACTTCTACGAGGTGCGCCTCGCGGCAAACACGACGGCGGCGGGCACCTGGCACACCCGCGCCGGGACCGCGGCGGTCGGCACCGGCCTGGCGATCAACCGGGAGCCGCACCATATGCTGTTTGCCTCGCCGCTGACCGATTGGAACGTCCGCGACTTCCTGATCGCAGGGGGCTACGCCGGCGTCGCGCCGGTCGCCCTGATCATCGACATAGCGGCGAACACGGTCGCGGGTGCTTCTCAGCCGGCCGGCGGGCCCGGGTTCACGGTGACGGGGTTCCCGGCCGGCTCGACGCTCCTCCTCAAGCTCGAGGCCGGCGCCATGATCTCGGGGCGTGGAGGCGTCGGCGGGCGCGGCGGCGACGAGCCCCCGGGCCTGCTCGCGCAGAACGGCGCGGCCGGCGGGCTCGCGCTCGAGACCGACCTCGACGTCTCGCTCGTCAACTACGGCGTGATCCAGGGCGGCGGAGGCGGTGGCGGTGGCGGAGCTCGAGCGCCTGGCGTGCAGGGCGGCGGCGGCGGTGGCGGCGGCGCTGGTCGGGATTCGAGTCAGGGCGGCGCTGGCGGCAACGGTGGCGGGGTTGGCGGGCTCCCTGGCTCGCTATTCCTGGCTGGGGGTGGCGGCATAGGGGGGAACCCCGGAGGGACTGGCGGGGCTCCTGGGGGCGCTGGGAGCGGCGCTGGCGGGCTCGGTGGTCCGGCCGGCGATGCGATCCATCATGCGGCGGCGCGGGTCTGGAATGTGATCCGGGGCGGAACGCCCCCTAACGTCCTGGGGATCATCGTCGCGGTATGACTACCCGACCCGGAGGAGCCGCTCTCGCGCTGTTGTCGGGCCACCGGCATAAGCGCCTCTCGCACCTGATCCACGTCATACGGACGGACGGGGCTCACCGGTTCTGGACCGACCACGATCGCGCGATGACCGATCCGAACGTCTCAGGTGAATCCGCGATCTACGTACCCCGGATCTTCGCCGGCAGCGGCGAGGAGCGTCGCAAGGCCGAGATCGAGAGCCCCGAACACAAGGCGATCGGAGTCATCGACGGAAACGTGATGACCATCCCCGACCTGATCGGGCAGCGCTACCGCGGCGCCTCGATCGAGATCCGGGTCGTCGACTGGTCGCGCCCGTGGCGGGTCTTCGCGACGTTCACGAAGACGATTCGGAAGGTCGATTGGGACGGGCTGCGGTTCGTCGCGATGCTGTCGGGCCCAACCGCGCCGCTCGAGCGCCGCACCGGTGGCAGGTTCGGCGGCGTCGCCGGCCGGGAATGTGGCTACGTCCTCGGGGGCGTCGACTGCAAACAGGACGTTGCGCCGTGGCGGGTCGTCGGCGCCCGGGTCGGCGTCATCAACCAGGTCCGGTCCGACGTCGAGTTCACGGTGACGAGCTTCCCGACCGCCCAGGTCGACGAGTGGTACCGGTACGGCGAGGTGCGCTGGCTATGGGGTCCGCCGGTTGTCACCGGCACGACCACCGGCACGACGACGACAACGACGCTCACGGCGTCGGGATCGCCTGGCTGGACGGTCGACTTCTACGTCGGGCAGACTGTCCGCGTCCTCAGCGCAATCGCTGGCCCGGTCATCGGGTGGGCGAAGATCACCGCGAACACGGCGAGCACGATCTCCTACCTCGACGAAAACGCCAACATGAGCGGACACGGTCCCGCGAGCGACTTCGACATCGCGCCCGATAGCGCCAACCTCGGGGTCGTGACCGAGATCGGTCGCTACACCGCGGCAACCAGGCGGTCGGAGATGTTCGTCCCGACGCCGTTCGACCTGGTCCTGAACGATAGCGGGATCGTCGAGGTCGGATGCGATGGCCTGTTTTCGACGTGCAAAACCAAGTTCGCCAACCAGGACAACTTCGGCGGCAACCACCTACAGCCGCGCGGTGGCGACCAGTGGGAGGTGTCGTGATCCCGAGGGCCGACTTCGTCGCCGAGGTTCTGACCTACGTCGGGACGCCCTTCCTGTTTCAGGGGCGCGTTCCTGGCAAGGCCCTGGATTGCGCCGGCGTCGTCGCTTGCGCTCTCGGCCACTTCGGCCTGGCCTCGCCGGAGATCCACTACGGCTCGCAGCCCAGCGAAGCCGAGTTGTTCGACGGGCTCGCGGCAGTCGCGGCGCCGATCGCCCTCGAGCTTCGCGAGCCCGGCGACGTCCTGACGTTCGCGGTCGGCAGCCGAACGATTCATATGGGGGTCTACTCCGGCCGGATCGGCGCTTCCGAGGTCGTCGTGCAGCCCTCAAAGCGCCGGGTGATCGAGAACAGCGTCTTCCACCCCGAGCGCGACGACGTCCGTTCGTGTTGGAAGCTGAAGGGGGTCGGGTAGATGGCAGTCGTAGGCCCGTTCGTTCTCAAGGCCGCGGCGGCGTTCGCCCTCGGTCGGATCGCGTCGTCGCTCCTGTCGAAGAGTCCGCAACGCGACGGCTCGAGTAGCGCCCTGCTCGGCCTGCCGGTCGGCAACACCGACTCGGGCCCGCCCCGCGTTTGGGCGATCGGGAACCGGGTCCGCGTCCCGGCGCAGGTAATGTGGCAGGAGCGCAAGGTTCGGGATCAGGCCTTCGGGCCGAAGAAGGGCGGCGGGTCGATTCAGCACATAAGCTACGACGTCGCTTTTATGCTCAACGATCGGCCGACCTCGCGGCTGATCCAGTTCATAACGAACGACGAGCTCCTCCTCTGGGCGTCGGACTCGCGCAACCTGGTGCGGGTCGAAACCTCCGCGATGACGCCGACGACCGCGGCCGGCCAGGTCATCCTTACCATGAACTCCCTCCTCGAGGAGGACTTCACCGATCAGTTCGAGGTCGGCGACATCATTGAGCTACAGAACTTCGTGGTCGTCACCGGGCCGACCCTGAACGTCGGCTTCTGGAAGGTTGCCGCCGTGGTCGGGCACACGACGACGCCGAGCGTCTTGACCCTCGACATCTACAGCAACCAGACCGTTGCCGGCCTCAACAGCAACGCCGGGAACCCGTTCGCGCCGGCCGCGGTGATCAGGGTCGACGACCAGATCGTTGGCGACGGCTTCACGCTGACGCAGAACGCCGGCCTCAACATTACGAAGATCGAGGGCACGACGAAGGTCGAGTGGTGGCGAGTCCTCAACACCCCCGAACAGGTCGAGCTCGCTGGCGGGTTCTCGCCGCAGGTGCTCGCGCCTGGGATCAACGCCGGCTCTGCCGGGACCAACTTCGTATGGGTCGGACCGGGGCAGTACACCGGCACGCCTGGCAGCGCCACGGACGGCGCGGTGATCCGTGCGATCAACCCGCGGACGACGGCGTCGGGGTTCTTCCCGCCGACCTTCAACCCCTTGAACCACTACTTCGCCGGCACCGATACGCAGATCGAGAGCTCGATCATTGCCGGCCACGAAGGCGCGGGCAACGTCGGCGGGTTCCGCGGCACGGCCTACCAGGTCTTCGACGACTTAGACGTCACGAACTTCGGCGGCGCGCTACCGCCGGCAACCGAGGCGTTGCTGCAGGTGGATACGTCGATGGATTGGGCGACGGCGATCCGCGAGGTCGCGATCCGTGGCGGGATGAGCGCGAACAACCTCGACGCCTCGGGGGTCACCCCGCGGCCGTTCCGCGGCTACTACATCCGGGGCCCGGTGTCTGGGATCCAGGCTCTCACGCCGCTCCTCCTGGCTGGGCAGATCGCGACGCAGGAGCGGGGCGGGGTGCTCGCGTTCTTCGACGTCGACAACGCCGACGTTGTGGCGATCCAGAACGGCGCGGTCTTTTCGGACTTCGGCGCCCAGGTCTCGCAGCCGATCCTCGAAAAGTGGAAGTGGAGCCTCGTCGACCCTGACGATCTGCCGAGCGCCGTCGGCGTCCGCTTTCAAGATCCGGCGTCGAACTACGGCACCAACTACGAGACGTTCGGGAAGCGCTTCCCGTCGTCGATCGGAGAGACCCACGTCGAGGAGCTCGACGTTCGGACGCTCGTCCTCACCCGTCGGGAGGCTCGCAACCTGGCATCGACGCTCGCCAGGCGGGCGCACATTAGCTCGACGAGCGTCGCGTTCTCGTTGCCGGCGACGTACCTGCACGTCCTCGAGAACGACCTCCTCACCTGGACGGATGACGAGGGCGAGGTTCATACGGTGCGCGTTGTGTCCCGCACCCTCGGCGCGAACTTCGTCGTCCAGATCGAGGCCGTCGTCGAGCTCGTCGGGCTGGCCGTGTCGGGCTCGCCGGTTCAGAGCGGCGCCGGCGTCCGGGTCGACCCGCCGACGTCGCCGGCGAGCGTCGAGGCCCACGTCTTCGACGCGCCGCCGGTGCGGGACGATTGGGGGCTCACCCCGGGCTATCACGTCGTCGCCGGCGCGGCCTCGGCTGGCGGACCATGGGGCGGCGCGACCGTGTTCCTGAGCACCGACGGCGGCGCGAACTTCGTCGAGCGCGGGGTGATCGAGGTCGAGCACCCGATCGGCTACCTCGAGACGGCGCTGGCAGCGGCGACGGCAAGCGAGGTGCTCGGCTCCTCGACCCTGGTCTACGACACCGTGAGCACGGTTACCGTTGAGTTCTCGAGCGTCGGGCCGATCCCGATTCTCACCGTCTCGACCACGGCCGTGGAGTCCGGGTGGAATTGGTTCGCGATCCTGGACGCCGGGCGCCAGGTGCTCGAGGTCTTCGCGGCCCGCGACGTCGTCGCCAACAGCCCGACGAACTACACGTTCTCGCACCTCCTCCGCGGCCTCCGCGGCACCTGGCAGGGCTCGGCTGCCGGGCACGCTGCCGGCCTGTCGGTGGTCGGGCTGTCGATGCTGTACTTCGAGGCCAGCGGGGAGTTCCGCGATCTGCCCGGCCAGGCCTCGCCGCTCGGGCTGCAGTTCCGCATCGTGCCAGCCGGCGGCGAGCTCGCGGTCACCCCGACGCAGGGGCTCGCGACGCGCTTCCGCAACGTCGAGCCGTTCGCGCTGCGCGACATCCGAAAGAGCTACGACGGCTCGAACAACCGGGTCCGCTTCGAGGCGCGGCATTGGACCCGGACGAACGTCTCGCTCGGGAAGACCGGGCCGTATCCCCTCGACGAGTCCTACGAGGTTCTGCGGTTCACCCTGTTTCACCAGTCCGGGAACGGCCAGGCCGTCTACACCCGGACAAAGAGCGCGCAGAACTCGGGCGCTCGTTCTCTTCGCGACCCCTCGGTCGAGTTCACCTACGCCGAACAGATCGCCGCCGGCTACTCGCCCGGCCCTTCCGAGACTTACTGGATCGACGCCGTTCA